CAGACGTTGTTGTTCGAACGATAATGGTATATTCCGATGATGTAAACGCAATATTGTCAATCCAACAAGCCTCTGAACCTATGGTTCAATCTGTGTTCTCAAAGATCATGAAACACTGCAACAAGTTCGGCATGACGATCAAGTACTCCCAAACTATGCTTTCAAAGCACAGAGTTACGATGTTGAGACAGCATTATGCTGATGGTGTGCGAGCCGACTCCACTTTGAAGAGACTGATTTCTGTGAGTGCAGGGAACAATCCAACTATAGTCTCTGATGAGATTGAAGTTGCTGGAATTTGTTCATCAGCATCTTCAGCAATGGAACTCAGCAACCATCACGAGGCCTGTTCATACTTGAAAAATTACAAATTGGGCTTGTTACTCTGCCGTATGCCGCAGATGATACTCTCTCGGATAAACGACAAGAGCATGATCTCACCCGATGAACTACCTGCGAAGTTATCAAATTTGCTATATTACTCGAAAGATGACGCTAGTGAATTGACCCTCCTGTCGCGGCCAGATCTAATGGAGGCTGCGAAGAACGACATTGCAAAATATTTGGGGCAAAGAGTTGCAAATCTTGATTCGAATTTGTTTCAGGAAGCACTAGGAGGATTATACGGTCAAGGAGTTGCAGAATCACGATTAGTGGATAGTCCTGACCGAGTTCTATATCTACAGGTCTATGACAAATTCTTGCAGGACCTGTTGTTCTTTTGGATGTACAGTCCCACGAGTGTCGGAGGTCTCGGGGCATCAATGCATCTGAACTTGATGCTGTCGGGGCATAGTGTTGGCATGACCAAATCTTTGCAATATCTGTTCGCTTGGATAGTAAACTTTTCTTCAGATGAGCAATATTTCCTTCGTTATCTGACCAATTCATTAGGGGTTGACATGAAGGAAGAACGGAATACACGGGAAGAGAGAGTTGTGACTAGTCCATGGCCTTCAGATCAGAGGATCTGTCCAGCAACTACGAGTGTCCAGCAGTCGATCAAGAGTATGGTCCGAAGGCATACCAAGAACAAGAAAGTGATGGAGATGTTCGATCTGTCAGATGATCGTGATCGCCTGGCAACAGAGTTGGTGAATATTTTCAGAAACAACATGCATTCTCGAATTGTTCAGTTCTATCATGAGAATACATCCATTCACTTCATCGACCTCCTGATAAGCAAGGTCGAGACCAGTTCTGGACTGCTCACGAAGGTACGGAATATCACTCGACTTCGAAATTCTTTATCTTCTAGAGCGATTGAGAACATTCGAATGGGCTCGAATACTACGAAGACCATATTCTTTGAATTGACAAGGAAATCCGACATCGTCAGCTGCCTGCTCACAAGGAAAATTGCAATGTTCCCGAAAATTTCATTCATTGAGGTGGAAGAAGTACTCTATGATGACAAGATAGAAGAGGTCCAGAGATCTGCGAGCATTATGACGGTACGACGGTGTTCACCAACACATTATCGAAATGGAGTGAAAGTATTCGACGATCCAAAAGTGGGCAATGAGACACTCTACAAGGGAGAATTGTTGGACAATGACAGGATGTTAGGCAATAAGGAAGAATTGCTGGCAGCAAAACTTGTAGCAGTTACGAAGTGGTTCCTCATGAAGAGCAATATGATGACAACGCCAGAGACACAACTGATTACAATTGATGTTGTGATGGCCTGCAATCTTGCATTGTCAACTCTGACAAAACAAACCTTCACAGAACTTTTCGGATTTGCACCAACAGAAACAGGTGGGGAAATTCTGCATCGTATTCCAAACATGACATTCAGCACTATGACATATATACGGGCTGAGATGAACAGATCACTCCATTATACTACAGAACTGAACCAGAGGCTGATCACGAAACTCGGGCTTGTTGACAGTAATATCAATTTCGATTACTTACGGATGAGGTTTTTGATTTCGGCAATAGTCGCGGATAAGTACGATTCCTTAAGGCGATTGGTGGTCAGATATGGGTTCTCTAGGCTAACAGGAATCAAGGATGTTCAGTTCGTCACACCGAAACTCACTGACTACAAAGTATCCGGAAAATTCAAGTGCTACAGTGATCTACGAGGCCACAAGTTGTCGTTGATGCGATTCAGATACCTTTCCCATTCATACTTGTATGAAGATAATGTAAACGAGTGGGCCTTAATGCCAACACAGAAAGAATCTGAAACTGCAGAACAAGTTGGTATGAAATACATCGATGATATCATTCTGAGGTATTCGAGGGATCTCGACAAGGACTACATGCTAGTTAGTCCGGATCTCATAGAACGCGGGGTGTGGATGCCTTTAATCGAGAAGCTGGGTCGGATAGATCCTCGATGGAAACTCGATCCAGAGAGATCAGATGAAGAAGAAATTTCATTTCGACTTCAGCGAGTACTGGAAGAAAGAAGTCGGTTGACGATCATCGACAAATCTAATCCTGTCTTGCTTTCGCTCCAGACGCAATGCCTTGACACACTTCACGACATTTCTCCAAGTGACACTGAATTCCAATCACTCGTTCAACGATACTCTGCGATCACAAAGAACAGAAGACATTCTGCGAAATTGGCTGTTCGATTGGCACAATATCAAACTCTACTTGCTACATATGAAAAGCATCGATTCGAGTTAGCGCAATCACTTTTGCACGAATACATCACAACATTTCACTTCAAGGTCAAAACAATCAATCGGGAATTATCGCCAGATGTTGAGGCAATGTTTGCTGAATTCATAGCAAGTGGAATTGGCAAGTTTTCATTAATGGCTATCAGTCCAGACCTACAAGTTAGACTGATGATCCTCGGATTCGAATATTTAGAGAAAATAGTCGAGACAAGACTGGGAGATGTTATAGAGACATATCGTGACATTGTACAAGATGTATCTGCGGGAGATATCATCATGCCAACGGGTCTTCCATCAGTACCTTGTTGGACGACACTCACTGGCAAAGAAGAGATTCCTGCGGAATTAAGTGAGATAGAGTACATCTCTGAACCAATCCCACACAGTGCACTCATGACAATAACTCAGGCAAGTGCACTGTTCAAATACGCCCACTTGTGCAGCACAAGCGGTGCAGATCCGCATGTTTTCACAAGTTATACTGGCTCAGATTCCCTTGGTGCTCAATTAGCATTCTTCAGGCTCCTCCGATTACAGAAATTTATCAGCTCTGATGATCGGATCTGTGACTTAACTGCTGGTAGGGGAGATGGTCAATATGCGCTTCGAGCAAATGGTCTGCAAGGAACCTCTTTCGCGTTGGAAGACACATTTACAAGACTAAACCATCACCCAGATGTCATCTTCAAAAACGACTACGATGTCTACAATGGCGCAACCCTCAAATTTCTTACAGATTACGATTTCATTCACATCGATATATCTTTCACAGGGTCCAATGACAGCAATATTCTTGACCTGATCCTCGTTCTGGAGGAGAACAACCTGTCCTATTCTCTGCGCCTGAATTCGGTTAAGCTCGAGGATTATGACGAAATCCACACCAAACATCTCCCGAATTACGAGCACCACATTGCTTATGCAGTTAGCAGTGTCATGAAGCCGTATCAAATCTATTTGATTGGAATTCCATCCCAACAGCAGAGACAATGGGACGGGCCAGAGATGAAATCAACACTGGCCTTTAAATC